ATTTAATTGTCCTGATATTCCTGTTTTAACGCCAGCCATAACATTATGTTAGATCACCCATTAAGTCCCATTCATCAAGACCAATGTATTTTAATGTTGCTGATGAAAATTGTCCTGCCAAATTTAGATTATTGTTTTTGCTATTCAATGTAACTCCTGATCCTGTTTCAAATAACATGTTGCCTACAGATGATGTTTGAAAGAAATCAAACTCTGCTCCAATTGGACAATGAGCCGAAGCTGTAACAAATATTGAACATGTAATGTTACCGCCTACTCTAAAATAATGACCTGAATTATTTGCTGATGCAGTTAATGGATTTGATGCAATAGTTACTATAGGTCTTTGAGATCTTATTATAGATTCTGAAGTAGTTGCAATTAAACTTCCTGACAATCGTGTTGATCCAGATACTTCCAAGAATCCATTTTGAATTAATGACCCGGTTATAATAGATAATACACCGCCTAAGCCCATATTTGAATGTGCTGTGCAATAATAATATAAAGTAGGGGTTGAATTAGTTACTGATATTTGTGTATATGCTCCAGCATTTCCTGGTACACCATTAGTTGTTACACCATCTGAATAATTAGATGATCCTCCAGTATCTGTTGAAAATCTAAACGGATGTCCGTCGTTACTATTGTCTGATTGATCAAATTTATATGAATTTCCAGCTGTTAAATTTATAGATGCTGTTATTGTTCCATCTAACAAGTATTTATTAGCGCCATCTACATCTGCTACAGTTACTGCAATAGATGATGTTGAACCATCACCTGGTATTAAACTTCCTGATAAATTAGTTATAGTTAAATTATTTAATGAAACAGATCCAGTAGTTGCATAACTTCCGGTGGCGTCTATTAATGTTGTTATACTAGATTCATTTGCAGTAACTCTTGTTGAAAATGATGCAGATGGTGCACCAAATGATCCTGATATACCTGCGGCTGTAAATGAAGATCCTCCGCTTCCTCCTGCACCAGAACCTGATATTGATACTCCATTAACCAGTAAATGTCCAAATGATGCAGTTGATGCAATAGATCCAGATATATTACCTGTTACTATTTCTATATCCCCAGAAGATGAAACTTCAAATAATGGTAGTCCAGATATATCGTTAACAGACATTAGGATACCATCTAATCCATCATCAACTGAAAACAATGATCCTGAAGATGATCGTACTTTGAATATATCGTCTCCAGATCCTGTTATGTCTAATGAGCCTTTTATTTCTCCAGATCCTGTAAACGGAAATGCTTCAGATACTCCTGCTATAAATGATGCAGTTGCTGCTGTACCTTGCAGAGTAGATCCTTCTGCTAAAATTACATCGCCTGATGATGATACTGTTAATATAGGAATACCTGATATATCATTAACGGACATTAACACTCCATCTAATCCGTCTTGAACTTCGAATAACTGCCCTACAGAGCCTTGTACATCAAATATTGTAGATCCAGAATTAATAACTGACAATGAAGAAGATGCATTTGATTGAGATATAATTAAATTGTTTATAGTTTGTTGATATCCTGCAGATGCAGTAAATATACTTGAGCCTCCACTACCGCCTCCAACACTAAAACTTGTGCCATCTATAGTTACAGTTGATAATGCTCCGCCACCTGATGATCCTGGATTGGCTACTACTGTTGAAAATGATGCTGTTGCTGAACTTGTTACAAAACCTAATTCAGTTATTTGAGCAGATCCAGAAACAGTACCAGACGGCGTACTTCCGCCTCCTCCATTTAAAGCATGAGATGCTGTAATAGCAAATGATGAAGATTGAACTAATGATGCTGTAATAGGAGCTCCGAATATTAATTGATCTCCAGCCGCTGAATCTCCTATAGTTAAAGTACCGCCATTTGCAGAAATTAATCCGCCACCCATTAATTTTAATGTAGACTCGGCCGATGGTAATCCAATTTCCACATCTCCTACTGTGTCACGATTACCTAAAATAATATCTTTACTTGATCCTGATTCAGGACGAAGAATCATGTCTCCAGAACCAGAAATTTCTATAGTTCCTATTAATACACCTTGCGAATTGTAAAATTGAAGTGGTTCGTTATTTAATATATTGAATTTCATTTAATATAAATATTACAATTTAATCTTATTGAATTTATAAGTAGTTGATAAATCTGAAGATTGTTTTAATACTCTATGCATTCCAAAATTTTGTGTTGCTGGAAAGCCAGCCTGACTTTCATAATGATCTGGTTGATTCAATACTCTATGCATATCCCAATTATTATATAAAATTTCAATTTTTGATAGATCTGGTGTAACCAATCTAAATTCTAGATCTTTGAAACTTATAATATAATTGAAATATGTAAAATGATATGATCTTGGATGTAAAACAAATTGATATTGGCCAGGAGTTACATTAACTATTTTATTGTAATCAATAGTTCCTTCTAATTGATCTAAATAAAATACTTGTTCAACACGATTATTTTTATCTGGATCATTTGGATCCATAATTTTTTGTAACATTATACATGGATGATTTGATCCATAATAATTATAAGATCTAGAATTTACATAACTACCTCCTCCAGCCCCGTATATATTAGCTGCAGTATTTTTATAAATCATATTTAAGTCTAATCGTATTTCTGTTTCTTCTAAAACATTGAAATTACATGAATATATATGATGAGTTCGATCGGTTTGATTTGCTTTTTTATAGTCTCCGTGCATTAACATATAATGTTCATAAAATCCTGAAGAATTAAAATCATCTGATTTCATTGTAGCTATACCAGCGTAAGCGCTTAAGAACGTATAAAGATAATCTTTATTAGGAGCAACAAAATCATCAGCATTTCCTCTTTGTAAACTTGGTACACCCATTTTACCCATTGGCACATACAGAGTTGTATAATCTAAACCTGTCCTGTTACTTGAAGGGCTATATTGTGATTTTCTTCCTCTTCTATTTGTATGAAATGGAAAAAACCAATCATTATATCGTAATACATTTGTAGTTGAATGACTACGATCACTTCCTTGCCAAGCGGTTTGACTCCATGTTCGTTCATACCATCTTGCTTGATTTCCTTCGCCTCCAGCAATTACAATATTATCAACATCAATCAAACTGCTCAAATTACTCATTTGTGTACCTTGATATTTTATTGATAATCCTTTTGTTAGTGATAAATCGAGATATAAACTTTCAGGCATATAACTATTTTTCAATATAAATTTTCCTTGAACATTACCTACGGTACCATATGAATATTGATCTATTAATCTTGTTGCGTATTGTGCTCCATATGGTCCAGCTGTACAAAAATTAACAACTACTTTGTTGCTTCCTATATAAAATGAATCAGATAATCCATAGTTAGTACCATATCCAAATTGTAAAATATTGAAATACTGAGTTTGAGTTTGTTTATTTAATCCATTTCGATAAGCATTCATTCTAAAACCTGTACCAGGTGATACTACATTTTTATATATTCCAGGATATACTCCGCCATTATGATATCCTGCATGATATGTGTCAAATCCTGCATCTTGAATACTGTTAATACCGCCATATTCATATCCATTATATCTATAAGGATATCCATTAAAAAATGTTGCATTTTGTATTGTACGAGTTTGAGCTGTATTATATCCGTATATTCTAAATGGAGTATTTCTAGATCCAGAAATTATAACATTGCCACGATTGAATTTGTAAGCTATTGTTCCTTTCCCTATGTGTCTTCTTGTAATTGGTTTATGTAATGTAACAATATTTCCATTGATATCAACAATTCGATGTGTTTGGCCAAAGCCTCCAAGCTTTTCATTTTCAGGCAATGTTCCATTTCTGGTATTTGTTACTGCATTGTAATTATCATAATAATTTGATTGAGGAGTACCTAAACTATTGAAGTCCCCCATTTGTTTACTCCAAAAGAAAATATGATCTCCTATTTTGAAATTTTTAACATTTGCTAACTCTACTTGCCACATAGATCCAGTTGGTCCTGCAGAAAATCCTCCAATTTGTTCTGCAAACCCTCCAGCTACAGAATCTGCATCTAAAGTATTAGACGCTGCACAAGATCCTGAAAAATTATATAATCCAAAAACACTATGATGATAATAGTTACCATTTTTTGTGCCTCCGCGCGAATGATATTTTACATATCGTTTTGTAACAGATCCAGAAGGGAATGTATAAAATCTTATGTTTCCTTGACCTGACGATCTTCTTATGTCATTTGATTTTACTCGTACAGTTTCCCAAGCTGGATTTGCAACTCCAACATCATCACAAACTTGAAATTCAACATTATTCATTTGATTGTCTGCTTGATATTCATGAGCAATACTTCCATATCCTCGATGAAAAACCATTCCAATAGTATCAAATGTTACTTGAGTACGAAGATCATATATAATATAAAAATTATCGTTTGCTTGTCCTCGTGTATAATAATTATTACCTGTATGACATCCTGGTAATAAAGGAAGATCGCATCCAGACCATTCTGCAATATCAGTATACCCATATGTCATACTAGTAGATCCAGCATAAGTTCCATTCACACAATTTGCAAATATATAAGGTTTGATGCTTGTCTCTCCTTTTGTATATTCCCAATCCCATAATAAATTTTTAAATCCCTTTGCATCAACTACCTCGGTAGCTATGAATTTAACATCTTTGTTTGGATAATGAGTACTTAGCAATCCTCCTTCTTTTATAAAATCACGATAATTAAAAGATTCTTGAGTATCTAGTATTAATTGTTGCCATCTTGTTTTTACATTTACAGAATGTATTGAAGCATACCCATTTAAATACAAGCTAATCCTACCTCTACCATGATTTGACATTATTTGTTCTACTTTGAACTCATCTTCTCCTTTAACAACAAATACATGATTTAATCCGTTTTGAATTTTTGATCTTATAGCAAATGTTGAATCTGGATATGTTACTCCTACATTTGATCCTGTTAAATCTAAATGTTGAGATCCTGTCATATTACTCCAACTAGCAGTATAATATAATGCAGCTGCATCAAAATTCATTCCGGTGGCTTTGAATGTAGGATCATCTGTTATCGCTTTACCTCCTGGCCTATAGTAATAACGATATGGGTTTCCAGGTTTATTATACGCTGGATAGTCCATATTTTTTCCTTTGCTTGTTAAAGGAATCCAATTACCATAATAGTTAGATATAACTTGAACCCCAACACTTGGATAAGAATTTGCAATTACTCCTTGACCATATGGATATGGAGACATGTACATGTAAGTAGTGTTTCTTCCGTAACTTGCTTCATCGTCTCCATGTTTGTGAACTCCAGTCCATGGAAGATCTGCTATTCTAAAACCAAATCCATTCTGAGTATAAGTAGAAACTGAAGATGTTGGATCCCATCTACCATCACGAAGTAAACTTCCAGAAACAGTAATTTCTCCTTCTACAAAATTATGAGTATCTTTTAATTGATACCAACCATATAAATAATTAGTGCTGTATACAGCATGATAATCTGCAGTTGTAACGTGTTTTGCTATAATTCCTGCTCCAATTGAACTTGAAGCATAATAATTAGCGTATGAATAACGTGGTTGTCTCCAGTTATATGCTAAAGTTGGATCTAGTTTTAAAGCTACATAATCATTGAAAGATCCTGATGATCCTCCATATCTTGTGTTGTTACCTGCATTTGATATATGAGGAAATGGAACTGAATTTGATCCTTGAAATGATCCAGTAATTAATAATCTCCATTTAAACATCATTTCTGCGTAATATGCAGATGGGTGAGTTACTCCATATGTTCCAGTATTGGTTGTGAATATACTAGATCCAGAATATGACTTTGGTTCCAAATCAAAAACTTGATCTAATGCTGGGCTGTTTGATGATGTAAAATCATAATAGTGTGATTGAGATAAATATGTTGTTGCATATAATACTGTACAAACTTTACTTCCGCTTATAACTAATTTATCACCAGCTTTAAAATTTCTATGATTACTATCAACTAAAACAACACGTTTAGTTCCAGAATAGTTTGTACTGGGTGATTCACCAAATGTTTCTGTGAACTGATCAAAACTATATAGTCCCATATCTGATTGTATTTCACCACGTTTTCCATACATTTTTGAAATTGTAGCAAAATCTCCACTCATTGATTCAATTTGTACTAATTCATCATTTTCAAAAGTATGACTATATAATTTTGATACAGCATAATCTGGTCTATTAGAATTTAAAAATGTAGATCCGCTACTAGGATTTTGTACACCGTTATAAGTGCCAACATATCCGTGTCGTTCACGAAGCTGTGCGCTACTACCAGAATAATAAGTATCTTGACTTCCAGTATCAATCATTGACGTTTGATCAGATGCTATGCTATTATATGTAGATGATCCAAATTGATCTGCTGTTAATATTAAGGATCCTGTAGATTCTATTGATATGTAATCTCCAATTCCAAAATTTGATTGTGCTGAATCAATCTCAATACTAGTATCTTCTGCAGAAGCTGAATTAGATAATTTTGAAGATGAATAATTAGCAGATCCTGATATTATAACACTTGTATAATTATCATATTGATATATTCCTGCTTCTGTACTACTAATTTCAGATGATCTACTTGAAGAAAGATATATAGAAGCTTGATCTGATAAAATTAATGTGGGATATTTTTCATAATCTTGCATGTCAATAGTAGGATAATTGGAATCTTCCATGTCTATCAATGTTATTCTTGCATCATCTTTAACATGAAAATGACTCAACACACCCATTTCAATTCGTCCTACTTGCCAATGTTGACTTCCTGTTAACTCCCATTTTTGTAGCATTGCATCAGTATAATATTGAGCATTATATTGAATTGGCTGATTTGAAAAATTTCCAGTATTTAAATTGATCATGTCATTATTTGGAGAAGTTGGAACCGATACTGATTGTGAATTAATCCATTTTCCATGAGATGTAAAAAAATTACCGTTTTGTATGTAGTTTATCTGTGGATCAGTAAATTCCATTTTTACTTGTCCATAATTTCCAGGACCTGCTCCCATATCTGCTCCTAGATAATCACGAATGTATATATGGCCAGAGCCAGACATATAATAATTGCCATATCCATTATCTGATGAAGTAAATGGAGTTCCATATTTTATGCTGGAAGTTCCTTCATAAACAATACCAGGAAATTCTTCTGCTACTGCTGCTGATCTAGTTATTGCGTATTTTTTAATTGCTCTGTGATAATTGCTCATATCATAAGATGTCATGTTGTGTGCACTAGCATTCACACTACCATATGATGGTGCATAACTTTCTGACTCAGCTGATTCACAATATATAGTGAATTGTCTTCGTATATTTCGATTAGTATTGTCGGTACTATTTCCTGTGCCGTTATGTGGTCCAATTATATTCCATCTACCCCCATTTGAAACATGTAAAGCAGATCCAGTAAACAAGTCGACCATTCTGTCTGCCATGGAATGTGTTCCTTCTAATGCAGCTTGTTCTCGAGTCTGATCCCATCTTCGCCATCCCCAATAATAAGTGGTATTATCTGTTTCTGGTCCTATTGTAACTCCATCAACTGTAAATTGTGTATTTGTTCTATCGTTGTAATATATATAATATGATCGAGCATAATGTCTATATCTCCATGGTCCGTAACTTGTATATGCATACAAACCATCTTTATAACGATAGTTCCAATTGTTATCACTTGTTCTATTATATGATCTAGAAGTGTGAAAATTTTGTGAACTATTTTGTTGATAATAATAACCATGATAATATATTCCATCTCCAGTAGCTCCATATGGCATATTAGATCCTAAAAGTTCTGGAGATCCAGACATATGATATCCAATGAAATTTCTTGTGTAATCTCCAGTATACCAATTGGGGCTATAACTTCCGGTAGAATCTAGATTACTAGGCCACAATGGAATGTTTGTACCCATATTTGAGTCATATTCTACTGTTTGGCTTATATAATTGTAATTGTTTTCATATGTGTTATTTCCGCCGACTTGTTTGTATCGATGAAATTGTGCGATATCTCCTGGGCCAGGTACCTGTTCTCCAATCCAATTATTAGGATCTAATGGATTCCATGCTTCAGATCCAGAATTAAATTTTGCATAAATTCTTGCCATCTACCAAGCTCCATTTATATATGATTGTTCCAAATATTCTATTTGAATATTTATCCATTTTATAACTCCTTTCATATATATCGGAACTTCTTGTTGAGCATTTTCAAGTTCAGATTTATATGTATCAATTGATGATTTCATGTTGTCAATTAAAGTTTGTATATCATCTTTATTGTAAATTACAGGATCAATTTCAATTTTACCTTCTACAGGTGTATACAAAGGGTCTACTGTTTTATTTTCATGTAATCCAATACCAATGTACTTTAAAACATCTGGTGTTATTATATTATCTATTAATTCAAATTCTGACATAACTTATGGCCTTTTTAATGATTTATATGTTATTTCCGATCCGGACGGAATTGTTACAAAATATTTTATTGATGCGGTAGTTGCTGGCATAAAATCCATATCATAACGCATCCTTAACCCATTAATAAATATTTCGATATACTCATATACCGAAGAAGATACAAAGGTTAAGTTGTTCGGTAATGGCACCGTAGCACCAGATGATGTTACTGCTCCACAATTTACATATTCTACTATAGGATTTACTAATGGTATAGATTCTATATTTAAATTAACTGCAGATGCAGATGTGAAGTCTACTGTTGATCCAGATACCGTTAATGATCCAGTTATAACTGCATCGCCGGCAAATGGAAATGCTTCTACTCCTGTTAAATTGGTTCCATCACCAATAAATGATCCAGAAAAAGATCCAGTAAGTCCAGGAGACATTTCTGGAGTACCATAATAGTACTGCGATTGCTGAATTAAATGATTTGTATATGATGATGTAAATGCCATTTCTTATAAATACCCTAATATAATTTATGCGATTCAAACAATGTACCGCCTCCTACAATTTCGTTTGTAAATGAACCAGAATTAAATGGTTGTAAATTTGTAAAACAATTATTTAATATTGATCCAGAATGTGCTGTGTTATTTAAATCAATAGCATATGCAAAAGATCCTGTTTTAGTAGCATGAACTAGTTCTGCTCCATTCATTCGTAGATAACCTCCGGTCATATTGATAATTCCATTATTCGAAGAAGCTATATTGTTTCTAAGTTTACTTTGAATATCTAATGTTCCTCCAGATAAATTAAACATATACTCATTGCTAACACTTGATGCTTGAGAAAAAGTTTCAAATTGTGATTCTATAATTAATTCTCCTCCGGAAACTATATTTGGATCTGTTCTTGTTGTTGGAAGACCAGTAGATCCTGCACACGAACCTTTCCAATAAAATGTCCCTGCAGAAATATCAAATGCTTTTGAATTATATCCTGTAAGTCGTATTTGGCCATCATAGGTTGTTTGGCCTCCAGTTACTTTAAATGCTGCATTACTGCTAACACCATATATTTTTTGTGATAATTGATTATTACCAGATCCAATAACATTTGCACCTCCGCCTGGAGAATTGCTTACTTCTTGATATCCTCGTACATGTACAGCTGCTTCATATGTTCCTCCAGGATTAATATATATAGCTCCACGGATTTCAGCATCTACATAAAAACTACCTCTATATCCTGGTCCGAAATATAGTGCATAATTTGATCCTTGGTTGGAAGTTAATGTTTCAAATCTTCCTTTCAAATAAGATAATGCACTAGTTCTTGCTTGGGTAAATAAACAATATCCTTCTGAATACACATCCATTGTACCATTTATATCTCCATTATCACTCCATAATCTAACTGCAGTTCCAGTACCTCCGTGTTGTCTAACTACTATGTCTGTGTTAATATTGCCTTCCATAAAAGCTGCAACACTACTATATGAAGTTGATGAACCAGAATTTTCTAAACTTCCTCGAATTGTTAATGTACCAGTAGAATCTTGTGCGCTCCATTGACCAAATGCTGCTAAACATTGATAAGGTCCTGCATTTACTCCATGCTTAGTTGCTTTTTTAAATTCAATAACTCCAGATGGTACTCTAATATAAAATATTGAAGATGCCATTGCATTAGATGAAGTACTAATAAATTCTCCATGACCTGTTATACTTATAGAAGATGAAAAATTTGATGATGCTCCTATATTATTTGATTGGCCAGATCCACCACCCCACATTGGTTCTACTGGTGAATTTGCTACAACTTTAGCTCCATCCAAGAAATGATAATTAACTCCATCTTTATATAGATTATTGTTTTCAATATATGTTCCTGGATATACTATAATTGTGTCTCCTGGATTTGCTGATCCTGTAGCTCCCAATATTGATGAAAATGGTTTCATCATGTCTCCAACTGCAGCAGTTGCGTCATCTCCTGATGGTGTTACAAATAATGATTGTGTGAAATTGGTTTGAGTAACTATTCCTGATAATTGTGAACCATCTCCTAAATATGTTCCAAATGATGCTGTTGATGTTGCAGATCCAGATATATTTCCAGATGCTGTAATATGTGTATTAGTAACTTGAAAATCTGGAGTTGCTGTTGAAGTCATGTAAACTCCAAAACTATATGGAGTTGTATTAGTATTTGCAAATCCTGCAGCTGAATTTAACATTATGGAACTTTGACCACTACCTTGAGCGTATGTACCTATATTAATATTTCTTCCTGTTGCTAAGTTTAATCCAGATTCATAGCCTATAGATACCCCTTCTTGACCTGATACTGATGATACCCCAATCGATACCCCTTGAGGATTACCGCTAGAATCTTTTCCTATACTTATACCATTTCCAGATGCTGTAGCATCTTTACCTATTACAACTGATGTTGAATTGCCTAATTTTCCTCGAGGTTCAAATGCTCCTGATACTATTAATGAACCTGTCATTATTATATTAGGAGTTGTCCCATCTTCAATTCTCAATCTTTCTATTACAGAAGATCCGTCATATGTTCCAAAAGTTAAATCATTACTACTACCGCTAAATTGAATTTGAGCTCCTGTTGCCCCACCTGAACCTATAAAGTCAATAGAAACATTATTATCGTTATCTGTACGTTGTATTGATATATTTGGATCTGCAGTTTGCATACGAATATTACCAGATGCAGTTATATTAGTATTAACTTGAAATCCTTTATCAGGAGCTATGGATGCAGTTACCGAGCCAGATGCTATTTGTGATAAATTAAGTCCAGTTATTCCTGATGATGGTATATTTGTTAATCCAGAGCCATCACCGATAAATATACCACTTGAACTAATATTTGAACCAGTTATTGGTCCTATACTATTAAACCCTAATCCTCCAGCTTCTAATGATAAAAATTCTCCACGACCTGCTCTTATTTTTGTTCTTGCACCAACTGCATCTTGTACGTTAAGTCCTGTTGATGCATCAAATTTTAATCTTCCAGTTTTAGCGCCAGTACTTTTATTTCTAAATTCAATAGTTTCATCATCTGTAATTATATGATTAAATGATCCAGTTGGAGCAATAACTAATGTGCTACTAGATATATATCCGCTTGAACTAATGTTATTACGAGCAATTATATCTCCAATAAAAGTGTGTGTGTCAGATGATTCATCTCCAAATATATTTGATCCGGATGTTTCTATAGTTGAAGCTGTAATAAATGAAGATGTTAAATGAGTAACATTTAATCTAAATGCTTCAATATCATTTACATTTAAACTAGATGCTGATACATATCCGCTAGCACTTAGATTACCAAATATTTCTATACCAGTAGTATTTGTTACTAATTTTTGATTTCCTGCAAAATATAGTCCAGTCCAAAATTCTTCAGAATTAGTTTTTAAAAGAAGATTAGAATCTTTATCTAGAACCCTAAAGTTAATTCTATTACCACCATGATTAATTGTAAGAGGGTAAGGGGTTGATGCATCTTTATCAAGTTGAATAAAAGCTAGGTTACCAGCATGGAGTTGAAGTTTATTATCTAAAAATTGAATATGTGTGTCAGCATCATCTGTATGTCTAATGTATCGTGAGACAGATATTTCACCAAATGAACCTGTTGAGCTTGTTACTGTTCCACTTGATGTTATATCCGTATTAACAGAAAGACCTCCATTTTGACTTATAGATGCAGAAAATGATCCAGATGCTATTTGCGATAAATTAAGTCCACCTATAGCAGATGCAGGTATATCAGTTAAGCTAGCACCAGATCCTTGAAATGATCCAGAGAATGATCCAGATAATTGTAAATCTGTACGAAACTGTTTGCTATCAAATAATCTTCCCATTAGCTAGTTTTCCATCTTCCATTTATAATTATTGTGTCTGTTGATTCTATACTATATCCTAATGTTCCTGTATCAAATACAATTGATTGTGGAGAAGTTATATCACTTGGCGTCCAAGTATATAAAGCTTTGTCTATATATTGACCATTAATATATACATCAAATTCATTTTTTGTAGCAGTTACATTAGTTGTTGGATTGATAGCAGCTAATCCAGAAACTTCAACTGTTGTTGCATTTGAAAAAGTTGCTGTTTTATCTGTTAATGTTGTAATGTAATTCATTGTAGTAGCATCAATTGTTGTTCCGCCTCCGCTTCCGCCTGACGCTCCTGCTAATACAATGGATCCTCCAGATAATACTTGTTGTTGTACATTTAATATGTTTTGTGGTATTGTAGTTGTATTGAATATATTGATATCCGTATCAATAACTTGCGCCCAAGATACTTTTTTAATAGAATATCTTTTTTGTATTGTTGACTTTCTATATTCTTGTTCTGCCATTAATGTTCCATTAACTGTTAATGGCATTGTGCATCTAACTAATCTATCTTCTCCTACTGTATTAATAGTTTCAAAACTTAAACTTCGTATAAATGTTCTGTATTTATTAAAATTATTGCCCCATGCAAATGTTCCATATGGCATAATTTGTTCAACTAAATCATTCATTTGAGTAGTAAAATCCGTCCATATTAATAAATCATATTCTACATCAACATATTCTGGAATATTTATTGCATATAATTCTTCTGAACTCATTGGTTGATTTGTTGGTATAGGAAATAAATCTTCGGTATATAAATTACGTTTATTAAATTTATTTTTATATACAATTTGATTTCCAGCAGCTGGTCTATTAATATCTAATTTTTTTAATTGATCACGTTCTTGTAATGTATTTCGTTTAATCATTATAATTGGAGATTGTAACATTCCTTTTTGATCTCGCAAATATCCTAATCTTCGAACGTTATCCCATTTTTCTCCATTTGAAAATACTACTGGTACATCAATTAATTCTCCATTTGCATCTACTTGTGGCTGTATTTCATTTTCAATAAACCATTTTATTGCATAATCAATATCATAAACAGTTCGTTTAGGAGTTTTTACGACATCATTATCTCTCCTTACTTCTTCTGCTCTATTTAATGTTAAATCATTTCTAGTAGATTCAGTTGAAGTTAACGAAGGTTTATTTGTTTTTCTATCAATATTTTGTCTATTTATTCTTGACATCAACCAAATCCTTTATACGTTTGTCCATCATCAGGAGATCCAAATCTCATTTTTCTAATGTTAGTTGGAGTTTGTCTTGTTACATGAGCATCACATAGTACGGAAACACTATATCCAAAATCACTACCATTTGGCCAAGTATCAGGATTTTTTCCTGCAAAATATTGATTTGCATCAACGTTATCTAATTCATAATATTCATCATCCCATTTTACAATATCTCCAACTTCAGGATAAAATGATGCTTTTTCTAAAATATCTCTAGAAATACCAAATTGAGCTGTTCTTGTATATGAATGTCCATAATCATCCATGGTACCTGTTTTTGTTTCTTTTGTAATAAGTACTGGAATTAATATAGAATCAAAGTATGTTTTAGAAGTTGATTCACCATATATATTAGAATTAGATTCTTCAACTACTAATTTAAAAAATTCAATTTCAGTATCAATAATTGCGTTTAGTAGTTCCGCATTAATTGATGCTAAAAATTTTGCATCCCTTTGTGTTCCAAATAACGCCATAATTATCCTACATATATTTTAGTTGGTATTCTAGACAATACTTCATTCATTGCATCGTTTTCTGCTTGTTGTCTTGTTACCATACTTTCTTTTGTCATTTTTTCTAAAAATTCTCGAAGTTGTGTAATTAATGCTTCTTTTTCAGATTGCCCTTGACTAACTAATTCAGATCCGTTTAATGTTACTTCTGAATTTGGAATTGGTACTGTTGAATATTTACCTCGTACATAACCTAACATTTCTTTTACTAATGCTAATCCATACTTAATTATCCATGCTCTACCCATATCATTAATTTGGCTATATTTCTGATATGTATATGGAATATTAGAAGCGTCGCTAACAACTCCAGTCATTGCGGCGGTATTTCCAAATAATATAGATTCATTTGCTTTCTTTTCTTCGTATGTATAATTTACAAAAAACTCATCAAAATGTAAATCTGAAATTGATCCTGATGCAGATGGTATTGGATATATTCTAATATCATCTCCATGTATTTCAAAAGACCAATGTGATTTTCTGATTCTATCATTAAATTCTATAGTTTGTATTCTTAATAGGTCTTGATGTAATGGCATCATCATAAAATTAACAGATGGCGAAAATCCTCCAAAATCAAAAGCATCTAATAAATTTTGTGATCCTAATCCTGTTCCAACAAATGGATCAAAATATCTGATAATTGCTGGCGGTACATGATGTATTACTTGTTTTATTTCAATTGAACTAGTTGAAGATAAAGGTAATCCAGATTCAGATATAGCTGTTTTTATATTATAATTTTGTTGTCCTGGAACTGATTTAACTTTAACAGTATGCCATTTTTCATTTCCTCCAGAACCAGCTTCTGCTCCATATGTTTTTGATAGTTTTGTAATATATGATAATGAGCCTCCTACTAATGTATCTGAAAAACTTTCGCTTACAAGAAAATCAGATCCAGTTTGTATACCTAATGTACTCAATAAATTATTTGTTATATTAACTTGATTAACTTGATTTGAATATTCAATAACTGCAGATTCAAATGCAGTATAGAAATTTTTATCTATTAATTCAACATCCATAATTGGATATCCAACATTTTGTGCTGCAAATGATGCAAATGCATCTGCTTGAGTTTGAAACATTGTATCATTATCAAAAAATCCAAATGGAGTGTCTCCAGATGTAAATGATGAACTCCCGGGCCAAATTGGTTTATTTTCGCTATAATCTGCCATTTATAATTACCTTTATAATAAATATTACTGAAGTTTTGTTAAGGTAGTTTCTAACAATTGCATTTGTTCTAATGTTTCTATTTTTCCAACACACATTTTTCTAATGCCATGAAATGTTTTTCTTGGAGGATATGGAGTCATAACTTTAATTGTTATTAATTCTGCTCCTTTTCCTAAGTCTTGTTCTATATGAACCATTAGTACCATACGTATTGCTCTTATTCTATCTAAGACATCAACTAAATTTCCTTTGTAACGTATACGCACTTGCATTGAATATTTTGTTCTAGGGACTGCCATAATACTTACTTAGTTTCTTTTTATATAAATATTCAAACAGTAAGAAAGGGATGAAATAAATCATCCCTTCCATAATCACTAATTTAATTTAATAAATAAATATTAAACAGTGTCTAATCCAGCAACATATACTTTACCATAGAATTCTGGTCTAACCATTTTCTTAGCATATCTTGTCATCACACCTTTTCTTGGAGTGAAGTTAACAGGATCGTATACAAGTGGAGTCATGATAAGTGGCACGTATGGAGCATAAACTGCACCAGTTTCAAGGAATTGAGCTCCTCTATATCCCATAAGGATTACGTTTTCTTTCATGTATGGGTTTTTGTAAACTGTGTATCTATTATTGATTGCACCAATTTTTTGAACACCAGCAGCAAATTCCATTTTAGTACCATCTGTGTCAGCAGCAAATCCAGGAATAGATTCTAAGACTGTTGCAACAGCAGGTGATGTTACTAAGAAATTAGCTCCACCTCTTAAAGTTTTTTGGTGAATAGCATTAGATACTTTTTGAAGTTTAGTTCCTAAAGTTTGGAACCACTCTCCTTGTGTATTATAGTATCCGCCATTTTCAACACTCAAACCTTCAAAAGCAGTGCCTGCAGCGTTAATAAATTGATTTGATTTAGCTGACCAAAACTCAGTTGTTACAGCACCATTAATCAACATATCTAATATTTCAAGATCAATTTCCATTGATACATATTCACTTAACATTGAAGTTAATTCAGCTTCAGCGTCAATTGAGTGATATGCATTTAAATCTTGAGCAAATTCAGGAGTCCAAACAGCCTTTAACTTTCTTGTCTTAGCTACGATTGGATCTGATTGCATTTCAAGATTTACTTCTGGAATATCAATATCAGTACCATTATCGATACCTGAATCAACACCTGAACCTTTGAATGGATTAAGATCTTCAAAATCACCTCTAGTACTATCAGTTGGTTGTTTGCTATACTTAACTGTGAATCCTCTATGAGTTCCGTTAGCAATAGCTGCACCTGATCCTGTTGCTACGAATACTATATTGTCACCACTAACTTTTGTTAATGCTGGGAATATACTAATTGCAGTAGCACTTGAAGCAGATTCTAATGTAAATGATCTAACAGCTGTGTTGTCAGAACTTGATAAATATGATTTAGGTAATGTTATTGTTTTTAATTCAACAGTGTTTTTACCTAAACCAATTAAATCACCATCAAAGTTTAATGAAGCTGATGTTGCATTTGCAATAGTTACGTCTAATCCGTGACCATTAGCACCAGCAGCTGATGATGTTTCGTTAATTGAATATCCAAATCTTCCAGCACCATATAAACCACCAGTAGCATCAGAACCGGTAGATGTTACACCAAACATAGAGTTATCAGCATTTGGAGAACCAAATTTAAACTCGTTAGATGTACCACCAGTTGTGTTAAAGCCTGGTTGAGCAGTACCGTATTTAAAATCTAGATAAAATACAAGACCTGAAGGTAAATTCATAGGTTGTACAGAAACGAATTCTTTTGCTGCAAATTCAGCAAAAATTCTTCTTACCAATGGTAAAGCAACACCTGCCCACTCTTCTGAAGAATTAGCATTTGCATTAGTAGAAGATTCTTTTACTAATTGTCTTGCTTGATTCTCAAGAAGCTGAGACATACCAGCTCTTTCTGTTTCCCCATTCAATCCTTCAAGAAGTCCTGTTCTTTCCCATTTTGTTACTAACCCTTTGGCAGCACTTCTTTGGGAAGGATTATTGTCTTCTAATAAAGATGAAATTTCCATTTTTAATTTCCTTTTTTAATATTAAAGCAATCCAGCTAATTTTTTCCATCTATTAGCTAATTCATTGCCTTCGTTAATAATTTGTTTAGTTGGTTCGCTTGGAGCAGTTGTTCCTGCAGGCTTAGATGCGAAAGATTCTTTCACAACAGCTTTTTTCTTAACAGGAAGTTGAAAGCTTTCAGCTAATGTACTAAACACTAATTTTACTTCTCTTGTATTACCAGCTCTATCAAAATTTTCAATTACTGTCATTTTTTGATTTTCTGATAATTCAAAATTTCTGAACAATTTGTTTGTATAAAGAAGTTTTGCATTTAAAAGATTAACTTCATTGATTGTGTCT